CGATCAAATTTATATTGTTCGTTCTCTCGTAGCAACAAGAGAGATTGGTTTTCTTCCTGGAACACACGAAGATAAATCATCACTTTATCAAATTCCTTATAAGAATATGGTGAAGTATATGTTCCAAATGAGCAGTGATTCTGAATTTGAAATGCTTTATGGCAATCTTAAAACTCAAGAAACGATTAAGTTTTGGAGTACTTCTTTTGTTAGAGGAACAACTCTTGATAATTCAATCATTATTGTTGATGAATTTTCCAATTTAAATTTCCACGAACTAGATTCTATTATTACTCGTGTTGGCGAAAATACCAGAATTTGCTTCTGTGGTGACGCAGAACAAAGTGATTTGGTAAAAACAAATGAACGTAATGGCATTATTGATTTTATGAGTGTTCTTCGTAAAATGCCCTCATTTGAAATAATAGAATTTGGAATTGAAGATATCGTTCGTTCTGGATTAGTTAAAGAATACTTAGTTGCAAAAAAAGAATTGGGAATAACATATAAATGATGTTTAATCACGTTGATATTAAACTTCCTTACCTTGAAAGGGAAACGATTGATGGAGTAAGATACTATAAAGTTCCAGATGAAGACTTACTTTTAAAATTGGTCTCTATTACTTCTGTGACCAGTCATAAAAATCGCCAGTTTTTTGCTGAATGGAGAAAGAAGGTAGGAGAGGAAAAAGCAAATAAAATTACAAAGCAAGCAACCAGTCGTGGAACTGATATGCATACTCTTTCTGAAATGTATTTAAAGAATGAAACTTTGCCTTCTGATGTTCTTCCAATTTCACAAATGTTATTTGCAATTGCGAAACCTTATTTAAATAAGATAAATAATATTCATGCACTTGAAAATTCTTTGTATAGTAAAGTTTTGGGTGTCGCGGGGACTGTTGATTGTATTGCAGAATATGATGGTGAACTAGCAGTTATTGATTTTAAGACTTCCAAAAAACCTAAACCAAAAGATTGGATTGAACATTATTTTGTTCAATGCGCTGCTTATGCTTGCATGTTATATGAAATTACTGGTATAATAGTAAAGAAATTTGTAATCATTATGGCCTGTGAAAATGGAGAATGTGAAATCTATGAAGAATACGACAAAACAAAATACATTAAATTACTCACCGAATATATTAGAGAATTTGTTAGAGATAAACTGGAGCAGTATGAATGATAATTTAAACCAAGAGTTAAATAATAAATTCTTGTGCGCACAAAAGTTTGCGCAAGAGATAGAGAGTATTGTTAAAAATTCAAAGATGAATTATATTGATGCTATCGTTACTTATTGTGAAGAAAATTCAATTGAGATTGAAACAGTTTCTAAACTGATTTCAAAACCACTTAAAGAAAAACTCAAACACGACGCAACGGAATTAAATTTCCTGAAGAAAACAACTCGTGCTAAATTGCCATTGTGACACCTTTTGATGTTTATAAATCATATCTTGCATTTAAAAATCATTTTATAAAAAAAAATTATAATTATTTTAAATATTGCGGTAAATCCAGAGCATCAATAGATTCTTTTTATAAACGAAAAGATAGATTTTTCTTTGAAAGAATGAGTCGTCAAAAAAATGACGAAGAAATCAAAGCATATTTTGTTGCTAATTTTTCTGAATCCTTTGACCCTTCACAATTATGGATTGGAGAAATTATTCGTAATGGAGAAGACACATATAATAACTGGTTAAAGAAATCACAAAGTTTATCTTATATGTTTAAGGAACAATCAGAAGAATTATTTTCTGAGTATAAACTAAATGATTTGTTTGATTGTTCCAAAGGGCATCCACCAATTTTAAAAAAATTTTTGAGTGGGAAAATTATATTAGAAACATTAGTTATATACGATATGATTTTTTTATTTGTAAATGATCTTGATAACAAATTAATAGATCCTGTATGGGAAACCGTAAGTTTAAAAATAAAAAAGTATCAACCTTTTCTAAATATTAATGTAGATAAGTACAAGCAAATTATCAAGGAGATAATTTATGAGTAGATTTTTTGATTCAGAAGTAGTCAGAGAATCTTTGAAAGAACTTGATGCTCTTCAAACAAAGGTTTTTAATCAACTTTTATACCTTCCTTTTGCTGAGGCAAAAGATAAAAGGAAATATTTGGAATTAATGAAAGAATTTTTAGAAAAACAAAAATTGTTTATCTTTAGATTATCTCTTTCTGATGATCCAGAAGCTTTAGAAATGAAAGAAAAGATCATGCATCATGCAGAACTTTTTGGATTCAAACCAGAGCAAGGTATTAATGCATTTTTTGAACAAATGGAAAAATCTTTAAAGACAATTGAGAAATCTCTTGACATTTGATCTTACACCTGCTACACTTAATACGTACCAATACATTTTATACTACTAATACGGAGAATACAAATGAGCTTCCAAGATCTTAAAAAGCAATCTAAAATGGGTTCTCTCACTGAGAAACTCATCAAGCAAGTTGAAAAACTGAATGATAATGGACCTAAAGATGATGATCGTTTTTGGAAACCCGCACTCGGTAAAGGAGATACTGGTTCTGCTGTAATCCGATTTCTTCCAGCACATCCAGAAGCAGACCTTCCTTGGGCACAGGTTTGGTCTCACGCATTTCAATCAACTGGTGGATGGTTGATTGATAATTGTCTCACAACTCTTGGACAACAATGTCCGATTTGTGAAGCAAACCGAGAACTTTGGAATACTGGAAGTAAGGATAATCAAAATATTGTTCGTGATCGTAAGCGTAAGCTTTCTTATTATGCGAACATTTATGTTGTAAAAGACCCAGCAAATCCTGCGAATGAAGGACAAGTTTTCCTTTATAAGTTTGGTAAGAAGGTTTTTGATAAAATTAGTGCTGCGATGAAGCCAGAGTTTGATGATGAAGAACCAATCAATCCTTTTGACTTTTGGAAAGGTGCTAACTTTAAACTGAAACTGGTGAAGAAAGATGGATACTGGAATTATGATAAATCTGAATTTTCTGAACCTTCTGCTCTTCTTGATGACGATGATGAACTGGAAAAAATCTATAAGTCAATCGTCAATTTGAATGAATTTAATGATCCTAAAACCTTTAAGTCATATGAAGACTTGAAAAAGCGTTTGGATTATGTTCTTGGAAATAAAAAACAGGTTTCTAAATCAAGTTTTGATGAAGAAGACGATGAAGATAATTCTCCTCCTCTGACCGAGGAACTTCGTTCGGAACTTAATTCTCTTCCTTCTACTTCTAAATCAAAATCTTTTGAAGATGATGAAGACGAAACTCTCAACTACTTTGCTCGTCTTGCTGCTGAATGATTTGAATATAATTTAATTTTTATCCTCTCGGGGGGTTTACCTCGGGGGGTTTTTTATATTCCAGTTAAGTTTGGATTATAAGTTCCAATTGTTTTTTGATCAATATATTGTGAGGATTCTGTATATTTCATAATATTTCTCATATCAGAAACAAATACTGATAAGTATTGTGGTTTAAGAATTAAAATTTTTCTTTTATTATCATTCTGTTTTATTTCATATTCATAATTTGTAAGAGGTTCATCTGGATCTTTAACTTCTATGACGGAATTTTGAGTGTTTAAGTATTTTACTGAAAATGATGGAGTTATAAAATTAACAGCCATTCCTGGGTATGGATTGTTCATATGTTTATTTTGTTACTGGGGTGAATGAAAATACTGGTTCATCATTTATTTTATTTACTTTATATAAGTAATTGGGAATATATATTCCGTTTGGTCCAATTAAATCTGGAATTTTAACAATTATATCTGTTCCATCTCTTAAATTTACTGGAAGTGTTCCTCCCCAAGAAGCAGCCCACTGTGCCAAATTATTATTGATATTGATTGGTGTATAACTTGATTTTCTATTTTTAATTGAAAGGGTGGAAATAGATAATCCTCTAGTTGTAGGACTGACAAAAATCTTTGTAACCAAATGATTTATATAATTTTGTGCTCTTAAAAGAACAGGAACTTCTTGATTTAAATTTACAGTTACCTGTGTTTCATCTATAACTGGAAAAATAGTTAATGTGTATTGATTTATTCCTGCTACGGTATTAAAGGAATCTGGCTTAACTGGAGATTTTTGTATAGTTAATTCTTTTGGAAGAACGAGACGATTGTATTCATCTCTAACTTCTATGCTTTCATAATGATTAATTTTTTGTAAGTTTTCTTCACTTTCATATTTGTCTATCAAATACTTATAGAAAGTATCGTTATTTAAAGGCCATTGTTCATTAATATCAGTAATATTATTTGCGATTAAAATAACCCAATCAAGTTCTTCATCACCATAAAACTTTTTAGCAAGTACATCTGGTCTTTCACCATCTTTGATATAATAATAATCAAAAGCAGTTACAGCATTTAAAATATCTTCACGAAGTTTTGCTCTTCTGAAAATATTTTTTACATTAACCGTATCAGTATTAAATGACTGATTTGGAAAATTTGCTGTATATTTTATATTTGGTAGTTCGTTAAAGTATGGCATATCAGTATCCTACATCGTTTATTGATACTGGTTCTAAATCTCTTCCGTAGAATTTATTAGAATTATCTTTATTTTCTGGTTGATAATCATTTTCATAAATGGGTTCTAATTCATTAAAAGACATAGAGACCATATAAGAAACTGGTTGCCCTCCATCATAAGCAGACCATTGTCCATCTGGAGTATAATTTACACTAAATCCAGTTAGAGCACATATTTTGAACTTATTTAATCCTTCAATATTATCTATTCCTTCACTTCTATATGTAAGTTTAAATACGTTTGGAGTTGCTAAAAAGTATGAGGCACTTCCAGCAGAAGAGGATTTTTTTCTTGGAGCCATTCCCTGCTTAAATGATCTTATGATTTGCTTTACCATAGTTGCTTCATCTTCACTTCTTGGGCTCATTCTATAATCAAATCTAAACTCACGAAGAGTTGGAGCATTAAAAAGCAATTCAAGATTTGAGTTTGGAACCAATCCTGCTCTGTTTGCTAAAATACTTTCTGGAGAAACTTCAAATCCTGCCATATTTAATACTTTGCTTGCAATAGCAGTTCCCAATAAAGCATTTCCTTCATTCCCTGCGGTTGCTTGACTTAATAATTGTTGATATAGTTGAAGCTGCAATCCCAGTTTTGCTCCATCGCCAGCGCTTCCGCCAAAAAGCGCGGATAATGTTCCTCCAGCTATTGCTGAAATCAAGCTGTTGGATCCTTTTGTTAAAATACTATTAGTAGCAGCAGCAGTTAGAGCATTCATATTATCTGGTCCCCATCCAACATTATTGGAGTCTTGTAAATTATTTGGTATTGGCAAAATTACTGTGGTAAGTGCGGAACCTTGTAATGCACTTTCTCTTTGAATACCAGATTGAAGTATATTATATTGATTGGTATTATTATTTTCTGTATTACCATTTTCTGTATTACCATTAGTAATAGGACCAAAAATACTTTTTCTTGGTGGTGAATATCTAAATTGCTTGATAATTAAAACATCTTGTTTTAGTTCTAAAATATTAGAAGGATATTTTAGAAATCCATTTTTTCCAAGAGTTTTTAATATACCATCTCCTGGTGTAGATGCATATTCTGCAGCAATTTTATCAATTGCAATTAATGGACTTAATGCATCGTTAGCAACTTGACCTAAAGTTGCAGTAATTCCACCACTTCCAGATTCAGTTGGTCTAGTTCCATTAATTGAAGAGTCTTGTGATGGAGTATTATTTTTTATAAATGCTGGAATTACTCCATTTGGATTACTTTTTTTTATGGAATTAAATTTTTGTACTATTTGGTCGTGTAAAGAGTTTCTGTCTTGTGCGGTTAAGTTGTTAGCTGCAGGTGGATTCCAAATACCATTTTTATAGATTTCTGTATTTACTCCATTTACACCAGCAATAGTATTATATTGATATGCTTTAATATCTCCTGTTGCTGGATTATAGGTAACATTAATGTGAGATGTGCCAAGAGCAGTTTGTATAACTTTCAGGTCAGTTATTAATGTTTGGTCTTTATTTGTGGGTTGGGGTACTGCAGCCATTTAAGGTGAAGATGAGGTATCTGGGTAATTCCAAACTTTTGATTTAAATACTGGTTGTCCTCTTTTATCTACAAATTTTTCTGTTGGTAATTGGGAAATACCTTCCCATTCACCTTTTGGAATTTTAAACATTTCAGTGATTACACCAGAAAAAAGATAATTATGTAAAGTTTTCCGAGGAACATACATTATACTATCTGTATTTAGATGAGAATTTACAACAACTGAGCGATACTTTGGATTTAAGTAATGAATATTTGAACCAAGAAATAATCCTTTACTCATATCAATTTCCAATACATATACTAATGGATGTAAATCCCAGAACTGATATTTTTGTGGATACTTCGCATTATAAAGAAAAAAAATAAAATCTCCTGGCTCTATAAATCCAGTGTCTTCCTGATTGATATCTTCTTTCTGATAATTTGATAACTCATTCATTAGTGAATTAACCCACCAATCTGTGCTTCTATATTTTTTTCCTGCTTGTTTTAATAGTTCTTCTGCTATCATTTTTCTATTCCGAATAATTCTTTTTCTGTTAGAATTCTAAATTCATAATTATGATCTTCACACCATTCTTTTGCGTATTTCCATTTTGCCTGATTGATTGCCCAAGTTTTAACTGAATACGCCCAAGATTTTGTTTTTCTTTTTGGATTTGAATCTGGCTCTTTCAAATCTTTTTGTGGTTTAATTTCAATTACGAGAGTTCTTATATTTCCATTTTTGTCTTTATATTTTACAAAGAAATCGGGAAAATAACGATGAACTTTTTTATCAATTGGAGAAACATAAGGAATAAAAAATTCTTCACTTTTCCAGGAACTCACACTTTCATTTAAGTCGCAATAATCCATAAACTTAAGTTCATAAGAAGACCTGTAAATAATTCTTGTAGGGTCTCCACCATATTTTTCTGGATGTCTTGGACGAAACTTCCCTTGTTTATATGATTTATCATCTGAATGGGGCATACATAGTATAGACACCTTTTACGTATTTAGATGGCTAGTAATCCATATAACTTAGGTTCTTTTCGTGTAAATATGAATGACCTGAGGGATAACATTTTTGATGCGTTATCTCTCACAAGTCAATTTAAGGTTTCTTTATTTTTAAGCACTTCTAGCCAAAATTCAGGAGATTTAATTTCTCATTTACGAAGATGTAAATTGTTAGAAAAAAATGATATACTTAGATATGATTTTTTATGTTCTGAAGCAGTTCTTCCTGGTTCTACTTTTGATATGGCTGAGGAATATGGAAGTCGTCAAGGAATTATTGAAAGATTTCCAACAAGAAGAGTGTATAGTGATTTTAATTTAACCTTTTATGTTGATGCTAATTATAAATTAATTCGTTTATTTGAGGAATGGATGAATTTTATAGATCCTCTTCATACTGAAAGAATAACTTATAATGGAAATCCTGGCGGACAGAGTGAAAGAAATTATATGGATAGTAATTCTTTTTTCAGATTTAAGTATCCAAACTTATATAAAAAAACAATAGGAATTACTAAATTTGAAAGAAATTTTAGCGATTCAAAAGGGAAAAGTCAAGATGTTTCTTCATTAACGTATCAATTTATTGATGCTTTTCCTACGAATCTTACGGCACTTCCACTTTCTTATGAAGGAAGCACAATTACTAAAACGACTGTTAATTTTAGTTATGCCCGATATATTGTAATGAAACACGATGGAAAAGCTCTTAATGAAGAGAGAAATTTTGTTAATAATATAACTTCTACGTCTGCTTTATCAGAAATAGAAACTCCTCTTACTGCTTATACTTCTCGATCTGATACCTCACAAGATAGTAATCCAGTATCAGGAGGACAAGGGCAACCAACTGATCCTACTGTTGATCTATCCTCTATTCCATTTTAACTACATCTCTATTTTAATATCTAAATAACTAAAACCTGAATTGTATTAAGAATTATGCCTTTACCTACAATACCTACACCAACTTATGAGTTGGAATTACCATCAACTGGAAAGACAATTAAGTATCGTCCATTTTTAGTTAAAGAAGAAAAATTACTTATTTTAGCATTGGAGAGTGAAGATACTAAGCAGATGACAAATACAATCAAGCAAGTTCTAAAAGATTGTATTCTCACAAAAGGAATTAAAGTAGAACAACTTCCAACTTTTGATATTGAATATATTTTCTTAAATGTTCGTGGAAAATCAATTGGTGAAGCAATTGAACTGATTATAACTTGTAGAGATGATGGAACAACCGAGGTTCCTGTAAAAATTTATGTTGATGAAATTCAAGTTCAAAAAGACCCGGAACATAATAATGAAATTAAATTATCTGATACTTTAGTTCTCAAAATGAAGTATCCTTCATTAGATCAATTTATTAAAAACAATTTTGATTTTAGTGGTAATGATGCTTCTGTGATTGATAAATCATTTGATGTAATTTCTTCTTGTATTGATATGGTTTATAGTGCTGATGAATCTTGGTCGGCATCAGATTGTACGAAGAAAGAAATTTTAGATTGGCTTGAAACATTCAATTCAAGTCAGTTTAAAGAAATTGAAAAGTTCTTTAATACAATGCCTAAACTTGCTCATACATTTAAAGTAAGAAACCCAAATACTGGAATTGAAAGTGATGTAACGTTAGAGGGTCTTACAAGTTTTTTCGGCTAACAATGTCTCATATGGATGTTGAGGCATATTATCGGCTTAATTTCTCTTTAATGCAACATCATAAATATTCTTTGACTGAGATAGAAAATTTGCTCCCTTGGGAGAGGGACATTTATGTTGAATTCTTAAGGCAGTTTATTGAAGAAGAAAACTTAAAAGCAAGACAAGAAGCAAATGCTTAAACAATCGCCAGGACTACAATCATATAAAGGATTTGGAGTTCCAACGATTGGAAGATATACTCCAAAGGGAACTTTTTATCGTGGCGAAAGACCTGGAGAGTATTCAGCAAGAATGTTAAAGGAAAAAGGAGATTCTTTAGCACAATTTAGTGGAATAAACCCAGAGAGTATTGTAGGAAATCAAACTCCAACAAAAGAAACAGCACTAAAATTAATTTCTGGAGATACTCCTTTAGGATCTTCTATTGCTTCTACTGCTGCAAATAAGATTGTTGGATTTAACCGACCTGGGGTAGCACCAAAATCTTCAGGTATGGGAGGGATATTAGAAACATTAACTCCAAGTATAACTAATAATACAACAAATATTTTAGGCAATAAAAAATCACCAAATGTATTCAATACCAATATTATAAAAAATATTTTAGGTTCATCTAATAAAAAAGAACAAGGTGGAGGATTATTTTCTTTTATTTCTGGAGCACTTGATAAAGTAAAAGAGGCACTTGCATTCGTTACATTTGTTGGTTCAAAGAAAAACTTAGATAGAATTAGAGATAATATACAAAATTTAAAACTTATATTTACTGAAACTTTTGATGTTGCAAAAGCATTAAGAAAGGCAATAATCAAAATTTTTAAGCAGTTGTCTGGAATTGATACTTCTGGTGGTGGAGGAGGAGGTGGTGGAGGTATTATTGGATTGCTTGGTAGATTGATTGGAGGAATTGTTGGTGGATATATTATAAGATTAATTCGTAAAATATTTCCAGGATTTAAAGGATTTAAGGGAGCAAAAGCAGCAGAAGAAGGAGTGGAAGAAGGATCAAGATTGGGAAGATTGGGAAGAGTAGTAGGAGGTGGAGCAAGAGTAGCAGAAGAAGGTGGTATACTTTCTAAAATAGGTAAATTTTTACCAAAACTTGGAAAACCAGGAAAAATATTGGCAGGTGGATTAGCAGTTGCAGGAACAGCAGCAGCAATAAGTGGTCTTTCTAAACCTGGAGAACAAGAGGGAGAAGTTCAACCTGATGGAAGTCCTATGGATATTCCAGGAACAATTTTAGATAAGTTCAATTCAATTCTTGATAGATTTGATAAAGTTCTTGACGGATTATTGAAAGGAGGAAAGGGACCAGATAAGAAAGGTGGTGGTTCTTCTGGTGGTTCTTCTGGTGGTGCTTCTCCTGGTGGTTCTTCTGGTGGTGCTTCTCCTGGTGGAGGAGGTGGTGGTACTCCTCCTGGTCCAGGAACAGGAATTTTACCAACTGCCGATACACCACAGGCAGAGGCTTTATTAAAAACAATACAACAAGCTGAAGGTTCAGATTATAATACAATA